GTGGGATCTTTTGAGGTTTTCACAATATTTAGAATTCGTAGCGACTAAATACGTGTCCTTGTGTTTGAAGAGACTCTTAATGATTGACCCATTCTGTCCTTCCATATTTTTCTGAACAAAGTCTTCGATGAGTCCTCTGACTTCATCGTCGTGGAGTTCATCTTTTGTCTGCGCATCCGTAAACGAACCCTCCTTGATCACAGATGAGGGTGGTTCTATAGTTATGTGCTGTGGTTCATTCGTTCGAATTGAAGACATTTTGAGATATTCGATATTTGGTTGTTGGTCAACTCTCGTAAGTTTACTCAATGGTCCATGATTATATAGAAATACGGGAAGATATGCTACTTGTATAATTTTACCAGAGTCACCGCACTCGGGACACCCCTGACCACCACATGACATATGTTTTGCCATCTTGTGAGACCAAGGCATGCGAAAACCACTTCCCCTCGTCTTTCTATGTGTACAGCCATACACAGATGAATCTATAATTTCATTCCAATCTGTACCACCTTTTGCCTTGGACAGCGCCACGAGAATGTGTTCTCTCAGAGCAACAGCAGACGATTGATTCAACACAAAACCCGGCCAATTGAGGTGTACTCCAGTTTTTGTGTACTCACCCACCTTTTTAGTTGGTGACACAGATATCAAACAATCCTTGCCACCGTGACGCTTTACTTTATCACAAATGATTTTACAAATGTCCTGAATCTCCTCAATCGTGAGAGGGCGCGTATCTTTGTAATCAATGTCTACAAAGAAGTTGTAGTTGTCACTCTTTTGTTCGACAACGAAAAGTTTTTCACCCGACTTGACAGCCTCTATGTACTTTTCGTGAAAGTCGTTCAATTTATCAAAAGGCACGGAAAGGACACCACCGTCCATGAGCACATGTGATAGATTGGTTGCATTGTTAAATTTTTGTTGGGCGCACCACCTTTTAAACATACCTTAGTATAAACTTTATTCTCTATACCTCGACATACATGATACATCCGGGAACTCCAGCGTCTCGGATAGGTGTTTCTTAACGGTTAAAAGTTCGTATACAGTTTTTTCTTTATTCTCTTCTATCCACTCCTCAATCTCCTCGTCGCAAAGACCACGATTCGATTCCAAAAGTTGACGAATTTGCATTAAAATATAAGCCTTGGACTTCATTCTATTTTATAGAAAAGGTTTTTCTATTTAAAGAACTAACACACGCGTAAAATTCTGGATTTTTAAGGACGTTATCGACTATAAGCTTCCATCGTTTACGTGTATTGAATTCTTCAAGAGTATCAAAACTCATGTAATCATTTTCATCGTATGTTTTCTTTATTGGTTGTTTCTGTATCTTTTTAAGGTTTGTTTTTTGTTTTTCTTCGTAAAATTTTCGGACGAGTGTCTGTTGTTCGGTCTTTTTGTAATTCACAAAAAATACAAAAACATTGTATTCAAGGTCAACCGTGGGACTCTCTTTGACTGTAAATTTATATGTAGTATATTCACCACTCTTGAGGGATACAACACCTCTCGTCTCTTCTTCAAGCTCTCGTAAAGCACAACGTAAAGGGTTAAAGATCTCTCTTCTTCGGCAACCGCCTGTGACAAAAATCCAATCCTTGAAGCGGCGATCTCTCACCGTTAAAAATTTTGGTTTATCGTCAGTAAAGCTTACCGGGATCGCTATAGCCTTGTATTTTTTCATTGCGCATTCGCAAGTTATAATAAGTGAATATGTTTATTCCTCGCTTTTTTCCCCCCCTTTTTCGTTCACATCTTCAACTTCAACTTCATCTTCATCTGGTAATTGCGCCGTGAGCTGGTGCATAAGATGATTCGAGAAGTTACGGAAGTTTTCGACTTCCGTCTTCGTCTTGTTCATTTCCTTAAACAAGAACATCACACCCACGATACACACAATCGTCGCGATCATCATGAGGGTTTCACGGTCCATTTGCATCATTATAAACTATTTACAGTTCTTCTTTTTAAGTAAGAACACCCATGCGTGCTTTGCCTGGGGCTGGGCATTCATAAGGTGCTTGGGCGAATTGTACGGCTTCGTAATGCGTAGGTTGACAGGACTTTTCAGTTGGTGGGGTGGGTTGTCCCACAAACTTTTCAAGCGTCCTGGATTTTGGATCGTACGTCAATACAAAAACGATGGCGAGGAGGAAAACTACGTTCCACATTTGTTTTATTAATTAGTTAGAATATAAAAGACCACCCATACCGTTCTCAATGCGGAGGACATTGTAGTTCACGGCGTAGATATCTTTAGTGCATTTACGAGCGCTGTTGATGATGCGCGCTGAGTCGAGTCGCGAGAAGTTGAGAGAACCCGTTGGCTGAAGCTTACCAGTCTCGAGGCAGAATGGGTACGTGAACAAAGTCTTCGCAGTGGCTGGCAAAGAACCATTGGAGGTGTGATAGTACAGTGGCACAGTGGTGAAGTTTGGATCAGCAAACTTGAAGTCAGCCACATCGGTACCATTAATTTGAAGCTTGAGCTTGTTGTTGTCGTCAAGAATCGACAACGCGCTGGTATCGGCCGAAGCCAAATACTTCACTGGGTGGTTGAAGTTGAGTTCTTGAATCTTGTTATCGGAGGCGATGGCCTTTTGAACTTGGATCATCATCATGTTTTGTGGTTGAGACGCGAAAACTTCACGTTCTTGGGTATCCAAGTAGGCGTAGTTCGCGTAGACGTCCCACTTCTTACTGGCGTCCGCGGCGTTGGCACCCCACGTGATGCGGAGTTCCACATCGTGGTATTGGAGGCTGATCAATGGAAGTGCGGATTGCCAGTTTTCACAGAAAGAGAAGCGGAGTGGGTAGAAGCGTTCACTGCTCGCACCACCGTAAATATCACCTGACACGGATTTGGCTGATGTTGTAGCGAAGAGAGTTGGGGCGATGAGGGTTGAGAAAGTTGAATCGTGTTCATCGACGACTTGACCACCGACGAGAAGCTCGACCTTGGAAATCATAGTTGTCCAATCCGCGACCGCGACAGTTTTGGTACCGTCGTTGGGAACGAGGTAAACATAACCCAAGAGATCACCCTTGCGCTCGAAGCGCACAGTAGACATACCATTGTTGGACACGTTCCCCTGGATCACCTGACGTTCGACAGTTTGGGAAAAGTTCGTGTGGCGTTTGTAAGTTGAGCGGAAAAAGCTAACTTCGGGTTTGCCGACGAGGTGCACATCCTGAGCACCGACGGCGACGAGTTGGGCAATACCACCAGACATTTTATATTATAGTAAGACTTTATTTTTAAGTGTTCAAATTCATAGAACTTTCCTATGGTGGCAAAGGTCTAGATGGGTCATGTTCGTAGGAGAGAATGAGGGCTTCCTTAGTGGCACCTGCGGGCATCGTACCTTCGGAGAGGTGTTTTTCGAGCTGGAGCTTATAAATGGACTCTGCACCGTATTCAATGCTATTCTTCACGAGATCACCTACCCACTCCTCTGGGTCGGTGTGCCTAGTATGGATCGTCTTGTAACACACATTACAGAGTTCCATGGTGATAGTGGCAGGTAGGCCATTTAATATATCGGGAAAGAATTATTAAATGCTTGGGGTGGGGAAACGAGTAACTGCGTTACTCGGGGGGAGTGGGCCACACGGGATTCTCTGGGTCCGTTGTATTCGCTGGGAGGTCTCGGAGAGCTTGGCGGTAGTCCAACCAACCCTGTCTCGCTTCGGGGGTGGGGTGAGGCCAATCAGGAATTGTGTATTTATCTGTTTTTGAGAGTATGGAGTCCCTCTCTTTACGTAAAACTTTCAAAGGTTTTTCGTTATTTATTCTTTCGCATTCTACTGTAAGTTCGTCTTCGGATGGTTTGGGTACGTTCTCATCTAACCACTTCAACCCTTCATAATTTTCACCGTGAAGTTCCCAGTTATTCTCTGGATATAAACTTATTAAGGCTTCCGAGAGGTCCATTTGATATGAGTCAATATAATTTATACGGCAATTTCCGTTGCACTTTTATAGGATACCGCTATTTCATGACCGGATTGCCCAAGGCTACCACCACCAACTGTTCTATTAAGACGGAACCAATTAGTGCCATTGTTCGACGGTCGGCTAAATATTCGATATGTCACCGCTGACGTGGTATTTGGTGTATCCACCCAGGCGACTGTATGGGTGTTCATAGTACTATTATGATCAGTGTCATGATGTACGGGTGCGGCGCCGCTATGAACACCTTGATTGTTGCTATTAAATCCAATTAAGCTTGACCCCCTGTAAACTCTAAAAATTTGATCGTGGTGTCCTTCAGCATTGATTACCCAGTGTAGCATAATCTTGGAATTAGAAAACTTGGGTGTAATAGTTATATCAAGTGGCGTTATATAGCGACCTACAGAGTTACCATAAACGACTATATCGTGTACATTCTGGCCCACATACTGTACGGGATGGCCGGGTGCATAAATGGCTCCATTCACGTGTAATTTAGCTGTGGGACTCGACGTCCCGATGCCGACGTTGCCACCAGTGTCTTGTATTATAACCTTGCCCGAACTGTTACCCGAACGAATATACCAATCCTTGTTAGTGCTGTAGCCGGCGTGAGACGTCGTACCCAGAGACCATCTCATTTCGGAATTAAACTGACTCGTCCCATCGACTTCGAGTTTTCGTCCAGGACTCGACGTCCCGATGCCGACGTTACCCGAAAAGTAGTTCTTAGTCTCACCAGTTACATAAACCCCGTATTTAGTTCCTACAACACCAGAGTATGAACCATAGTAGAGATACCCAGTCTCGATCGTACCACCATCGCGGTCGATATGGGACTGAAACGCATAGGCCTTCGTACACGTACCCGCGTCAACTTCAACTTCCCCTCGCACACCGTACATGTTTGCGGTGGTACCGCTCGAACCACTATCTCTGAGTGCATGTGCATTGAGACCGTAGATGTTTGTATTCGTACCCCCACCGGATGCTATCGCGATGAAATCCCCTGCCTTCAAATTTGTTGTCGTCCCACTCGCGTGGTCACTTCTCGTATAGCTATACATTCCATAGACAAGGTCACTATCACCAGTATGTCGAACATCGTTATAAATTCCATACAGTCTGTGTTCGTGATTCGTGCCACCACCCGTTGCACTCGAGTCCACATCTATAAGAAGGGCCCTGTGTGCTCTGTCAGCCGTACAGGCATCACTTCCACTACAGTTGTGATCTATCGTATGCCCACTGAAAGTGGTATTCGCAACATCGTCGGTAAATGTTTGTGAAGTCGGAGTGTTTCTAGAAACGAATTTATCATGCAACCAACCATAATCTGAACACCAGAGTTGACCCGAAGTGTTCAACAACATTCGACGATTAGACGATGCATCTCCACCGTACATCCACGCGAATGGGTATCCACCCACATCAGTGGCATACTGAGTTGTTCCATCGGTGCGAAATACCATTTGTCGAGAGTTACCATATTGTTTAAAGTGGGCATCGTCGCCATTTTCTTTTAACCAGCTGTCATTTACATCATAATTGGTTCCATTCACAGTTATATCCACCGAACCATCAAAGTCGACACCATTAATAGCTCTCGCTGTTTCAAGAGCTGTGGCCGTATCTGCGTTCCCAGAGAGTGGTCCTGAAACACTCGTCGCCGTGAGAGCGCCAACATTCGCAGTCCCATGGACGTCCAGTTTGTACCCAGGATTCGTCGTCCCGATGCCGACGTTTCCGTCACCCCGTAGATACAAAACATTATCCGTGACAGTACCCGCACTCGCGCCACCCGCGTGGATTTGAAATTTCATATAGTTGTCGGTTTGTGTGGATGAATTATACACTTTTATGTTGTGAACTCTGTCGGTGCCGTCAGCTCGACCAAATTCCAATGTTCCTTCATGGGCAAATCCTTTCATAACCCCGAGAAATACATTTGATTTTGTAGTAAGTTCACCTGTGACTTCGACGTCACCACTAAAAGTCCCCGTCGTACTACTTATAGGTCTCGTGAGTGTCCC